CGGGACCGAGGACCTCGAGCAGCTGCTGGTCGGGCTCGGGATCGCCGAGCGAGCGGGCACCGACACCCCGCCCGGCGAGCCGCCCGCCGAGCCCGTCACCCGCCCCGGCGAGCTGATCGTGCTCGGTGAGCACCGGCTGGTCTGCGGCGACGCCACCGACCCCGACGCGGTCGGTCGGCTGATGGACGGCCAGACCGCGGAGCTGATGGTCACCGACCCCCCCTACGGGGTCGACCTCGACCTCACCTGGCGCGGCGAGGTCAGCCGGCCGCTCGGCGAGAACCGCCAAGGGCGCGTCACCAACGACGACCGCGCCGACTGGCGCGAAGCGTGGGCGCTGACCGACGCCCCGATCGCCTACGTGTGGCACGGTGCGCTGCACGCCCCGGAGGTCCACGCCGGACTCGTCGCCTCGGGCTTCGAGGTCCGCTACCAGATCATCTGGAACAAGACGGTCGCGCCGATGAGCCGCGGCGCCTACCACTGGAAGCACGAGCCGTGCTGGTACGCGGTCCGCAAGGGCCACGGCGCCGCGTGGGCGGCCGGCCGTGACCAGACCACCGTGTGGGACGCCGCGCCACCCAACCAGATCTTCGGCGGCTCAAGCGAGGAACGCACCACCCACCCGACGCAGAAGCCGGTCGACCTGTTCGAGCGGCCGCTCGAGAACCACACCACCCCCGGCGCGCTGATCTACGAGCCGTTCGCCGGGGCCGGGACCGCGCTGATCGCCGCGCAGAACCTCACCCGCCGCTGCTACGCGATCGAGATCGACCCCGCCTACTGCGACGTCATCATCGACCGCTGGGAGCGTCACAGCGGCCAGGAAGCCCGACGTGCCTGACGAGATCGACGTCTTCGACCGCTTCTGCGGGCTGCTGGTCCTCGAGTCCGGGGCGCGGATGGCGCTCGAGCCGTTCCAGCGCGAGATGCTCGCCGACTACTTCGCCGGCAAGGCCGAGACGCTGATCCTGATCGGCAAGAAGAACGGCAAGAGCACGCTGCTGGCCGCGCTCGCCCTGTATCACCTGATGACGACCCGGGACGCGGAGTGCGTGATCGCCGCGGCCTCACGCGACCAGGCCACCATCCTCTACGACCAGGCCGCCGGGTTCATCCGCCGCACCGACGGGCTCGACCAGCGCGTCCGGATCAAGCGCGGCTACCGCGAAATCCAAAGCCAACGCCTCGGCGATGCCGGCCGCATCCGCGTGCTGGCCGCTGATGTCGACACCGCCGACGGCGTGATCCCCACGCTCGCGCTCGTAGACGAGCTGCACCGGCACAAGTCAGCCGGCCTGTACGGCGTCTTCCGGGACGGGCTCGGCCCCCGCGACGGGCGCATGGTCACCATCTCCACCGCCGGTGATGATGAGGAATCCCCGCTCGGGGTGATGCGCCGCGCCGCCTACCGGCTCGAGGAGGTCAGCCGCGACGGCGCGCACCGGCGCTGCGCCTCGGCCAACGGCGCCTACGTCATGCACGAGTGGGCGCTCGAGCCCGAAGAGGACCGGCACGACATGCGCTCCGTCAAGCGCGCCAACCCCGCCAGCTGGCAGACGCTCGAGGCGCTCGCGCTGCGCCACGACTCCCCGTCGATGACCGAGTGGCAGTGGGCGCGCTTCGCGTGCGGGGTGTGGCTGCAAGGCGAGGACACCGCCATCGGCCCGGTCGAGTGGGCGGCCTGCGCGCACGACGGCCCGTTCCCCGACCCGGTCGGGGTCGTGCGGATCGGGATCGACCTCGGCACCAAGGAGGACACCACCGGCCTGGTCGTGCACTGGCTCGATGAGGACGAGATCGCGTGGATCCCCGAGGTCACCGTGCTCGTCCCCCCGGCCGCCAAGGGCGTCGGGCTGCGCAAAGCGGAGATCGTGGACGCCGTCGCCGACCTCGCCGACCGGTACGGGGCCAGCCAGGCCGTCATCGATGAGGAGACCGGCGGCTGGATCTTCGGGGCTGACATCGAGGACGACCTCGGGCTCGAGGTCATCGCGCACTCACAGAAGCCGGCGCCGATGGCCGAGGCCGCCGAACGGTTCTACACCGCCGTGCGCGAGGAAAAGGTCCGCCACCCGCGCGACCCCACCTTCAACCGGCACGTCCTGAACGCGCACCGCCGGTCCACCGACGACGGCCGCTGGCGGTTCGTGAAGGAGACCAAGCAGTCCAAGAAGGTCATCGACGCGTTGATCGCCGCCGCGATGGCGCACAACATCGCCGTCGAGGACCTGACCGCGGCGCCGCCGATGGTCGAGGTGTTCGGATGACCTGGCTCGACGCCGTGGCGCTCGACACCATGATCGTGCACACGACGCACGGCGAGGTGGTGAAGGGGCTGAAGGCGGCCGTCTACGACGACTGCCTGATCGTGCGCGAGGCGCACCTGCTCGAGTATCCGGGCAAGCCGCCCGAAGACGACAGCGTGACGCTGCTCGCTGGCGACTTCGTGATTCCGCGCGAGCGCGTGCACTACTTGCAACGGCTGTCGAACGGAAACGGGGACGAATGACGACGCTGCAGACCGCTGACGGCCGCCTGCTGCGCACCCGCCAGCCAGCCGGCGTGCGCTCGAGCTACGGCACCGGCTTCCCATCCGTGTTCCCGCCCATGTGGTCAGACGGCGAGCGCTACCCCAACGCGCTCACCGACGGGCTCGACGGGCCATTGGTCAGCTACGACCGCATGTACCGCTCCCAGCCCGTCCTCGCCGGCGTCATCGACATGATCGCCTACCGCGGCGCCACGCTCCCGTTCGGCGCCTTCGAAACCCGCCCCGGCGGCGGCCGCAGCCCCGTCGCGCCCAGCGACAGCCTCGCCACCCTGCTGCGCCGGCCCCGGCCCGGGCAGGCCACCGTGCACCTCCTCAACCACGTCTTCACGTCGCTGCTGGTGCACGGCAACGCACTATGGGCGAAGGTCCGCACCGCCGGCGACCCCGACGCGCCCCCGGACATGCTCTGGCCACTGGACTGGTCGCACATCGCCGCCTACGGCGAGGTCGGCGCCGAGGTCGAATGGTGGTCAACCACCCAGTTCGGTGAGGAGCGCTTCATCGAAGCCAGCAACACCGTGCACTTCGCGTGGCCCGGCGCTGACGGGCTGGAGATCGGCGCCAGCCCGCTCGAGAAGCTCGGGGTCACCATCCGGCTCGAGGACGCCGCGCAGCGCTACCAGACCGCCAACTTCCGCAACGGCACCCGGCCGTCGAACGCCATCAGCTTCGAGAAGCCGCTCAACCGCGACCAGCTCGCCACCAACCGCACCGCCATCGAGTCGCTGCACCGCGGCGTCGACCGGGCCGGCAAGACCATCCTGCTCTCGGGCGGCGCGAAGATCCAGGCGCTGTCGATGACCGCCGTCGAAGCGTCGCTGATCGAACAGCGGCGCCTGGACCGCGAGGAGGTCGCCATCGTCTTCGGCCTCTCGGGCCCGTCGCTGACCGACAGCACCAACAGCGCCTTGGGGAACGTCGCCGAACGCTTCCGCGCCTTCTACCGCGACGTCCTGCCCCCGTGGACGACCTTGGTGGCTGAGACCGTCGAGGCGCAGCTGATCGACCCTGAGCCGGCGTGGATGAACCGGCTGGCGCGCTTCGACTTCACCGACAAGCTCCGCGGCGAGCCGCGCGAGCAGGCCGAGAAGCTCAAGCTCCTCGCCGAGGGCGGAATGATCACCCGCGACGAGGCGCGCGAAGAACTCGGGAAGCCACCTGTCGGCGGCAACGCCGCGCAGCTCACCGTCAACGCGAACAATCAGGCGACCATCGGTCAGCTCGACCGGCCGGCTTCGCCTGCTCCTACCGGCCCTCGCACGTCACGCGAGTAGGGAGGCCCAATGGCAGACCAGCAGACACCGACCACCGCGGACGCGCCGGCCGACGCCGACAACGGCGACAAGCAGGCCGAAGACCAGCGCATCCCCTATTCGCGGTTCGAGGAGGTCAACAGCCGCGCGAAGAAGGCCGAGAAGGAACTGGAAGACCTGCGGCAGCGGATCGTCGACTTCGAGGAGCGCG